ACACGGGTTGGTGAGATTGGGTGTGAAGACACTACATGGCTAAGGATCAATCAGGAAACGGCAAAGAACATCTACACGCCACGTTACTTTCGGGCTGATGGCGGTCTTTATGTAGATGGCGTCAGCCGTATTCAAAGTGGAGGAAATCAATATCTAAACGTCACTTACAACTCCACTGGTGCTGGCGGTATGCGACTTTATGACTCAGGTGGCGTATTACAAGGTTATTTGTACGGCTCGGGTGGCGGTGAGTTCGGTCTTTTAGACAACGATGGATCTTGGGGCATTAGGCTCAGGACAGGAACCAATGCCAATGAGATGCGTTGCGATAACAACGATGAGTTCAGGGTATATACGTCATATACATTATCTGTTGGTTCATGCAGATCGCCTATCTTCTACGACTCAAACGACACTACTTACTACGGCAATTTCGCCTCAACATCAGTAATGAACGGCATCGATCTTGAAGGGAGTATTCGTCACAGGGGGGATACCAACACCTATATGCAATTCCACGCGGCTGACCAATGGCGTGTGGTAACAGGTGGTACTGAAAGGCTTGAGGTTAATAACACGAACACCACTGTGGCGAACAACCTGATAGCCAGAGGTGTAATGAACTCTGCCGCAACCGGAACAATAAATAACGGTGGAACATTTAGTCTCCCAAGAAAAGGTTTTGCTTTTATTTCTGGGTTCATACAATCAGATAACAGAGACGTTTTATTACAAACAAGTGGGACTACGGTTAACTTTGTTTCAGCCAGTACAAGTGCAACATATGGCGGTAGCTTGACAACCAGTACAGCCGGAACGCTTGTTTTCCGGTCAAGCGGAACTTCGCCACAGCATTTCTTTGCAGTGTTATTTAACACAAGCACATCCAATAGGACGATAACGCATCGTGGAGATTCTTTTACAATCAGATATATGACGGTTTATTAAAATGTTAGATCAAGCGATGAAAATGATGGAGTCAATGTCGGGCGATGATAATGTCGAATTATCAAATGATGAACTCAGGCTGATATTGACAGGACTGGGCGAGCTTCCAACAAAGATGTCTATCAAGCTGTTTTTGAAGCTCGATAAGAAGTTGGCAGAGCGAGAGCAAGGCAATCAAGATGGCGATTAAATACACTTGGAAGATCGTACGAATCAAGACAACGAACACCGATTCGTTTGAGAACGCAGTCGTCAATACTTGGTGGCAGAAGATTGGTACTGATGATTCAGATGGGGTCGTAGGTTACTTTGAAGGCGCGACACCATTCGATGCAGATCAGATCGATCCCAATAACTTCACTGCACTAGACCAACTGACAGAAGATATGGTTCTTGGTTGGGTGAAGAATGTTGTGACAGGCGAATATGCGGCTCACGTTGACGCTGAGATACAGCGAGACATTGACGACAAACGCGGTACCCTGACAGAGATCGAAGAAGGCGATCTCCCTTGGAACGCTGAGTAATGTTTGGGTTTGGCTCGTATAGCCAATCTGCTTATTCTGAGGCACCCCTCGAGTTTCTCGTAGGAGAGGGTAGTGCTACAGGTACATCAACTGTATCTGGTTCTGGCATTCGCATATTTAATCCAGATACAAGTGCAACTGGAATTGCGACATCGTCATCGACTGCTGTCGGAGTTGCCAATGTAGGTTCGACCGCTAGCGGCGATGCTACATCTTCTTCGGACGCGGTAGGTGTTGCGAATCCAGTCGTGAATTCAACGGGTACTGCAACCTCAACTTCGAGTGCTTCCGCAGTAGCCAATCCTGTTGTTTCTGCTACGGGTACTACAACTTCAAGTTCGATTGCGGTAGGTGTTGCAAACATTGTTTCAGCAGAAAGTATTGGTTCTGCAACTGTTAGCGCAACGGCAATTGGCGTCGAAACAGCACTCCCCTCTGCAATAACAGGTTCGTCGACAACTTCTGGCGCGGGTGTTTTCCGCGGTGGAGGTAGCGTCACTTCTTCCGGTGTAGCGACGGTTTCTGGTGCAGAAATTTTAGTTCACGCAGGTGTGGGATCGATAAGTTCTGCCACTACTGTGGGTGCTTCTGCCATGGGTGTATTCAACCAGAATACAGACGAGATCACAGGCACAGCCACAGTCGTAGCTATTGCATTTAAAGTCTTTTTCTTCGATCCCGCGCTATACACACGGGGATACACACGGGCAGTTCAGCAAGATTTACCGAGAACTGTGTATGTACGTAGCGATAAGCCTCGCATAATTTATGTCCAACAAGACTCATCTCGAGCAACTGTGACGATGGTCGACAAGCCCCGCATCGTTTACATCCAACAAGACAAACCACGCAAGGTAGCAGTATAAGATGGCTTTAAAATTTCCGGATAAAGACCCTGACGAGAAGCTCGACTACACAATTGATTGGTCGCGTTACCTTAACGACCTCACAATTAACTCGGTGCAGTGGAAAGTAATCGACTCCTCGGGCACTCTCCTCGACTACGACACAGGCGAAGTGTTTGAAAATGACGCGGTTTCAACAGCAACGGGATCGTCTGTAGGTCTCATAGCGTCTAATCAAGTAAATACGAATACGACCGCAACAATTGTGCTCGATAAGGGCGTGGCTAACACGACCTACCGTTTAATGTGTGAAATCACAACATCTACGTCCGCTCAAACAGGTGCCGCGATTGTAACACAGCGTGAGGTACTACTACGAGTGAGGGAGCGTCCATAAGATGGCATATAATTATTTAGGTCTCGTCAATGACTTAGCGTTACGACTCAACGAGACGCAACTCACATCGAGTAACTTCAGTACTTCCTCTGGTGTCCACTCTGCATTTAAGGAGGCTGTCAACTCCTCCATCCGTCATATTAACCAGTCACACTACTTCTGGCCTTACAACCACAACCTCGAGACCGAAATCCTATCCGCAGGGGTGTCCCGGTATTCAATCCCAGAGAACGCAAAGACTGTCGACTTTAACTCATTTCGCGTAAATCGGAATACAACCTTAAACGTCGGAGAATCTAGGCAACTAACCCAAATTACGTACTCTGAATACCTAACAACCTACCTCGATCAGGAAGCTGAAACAGATACGACAAAAGGTGGCGTACCCCGTAATGTTGTTCGTACCCCCGACCAACAGTTTATCATTGTTCCGATGCCTAATGCGGCGTACGAAATTGATTACGAATACTATATGGTTCCTGTAGATTTATCAGCCTACGATGATATCCCTACAATTCCAGAGCAGTTCCGACACGTTATTATCGACGGAGCGATGTACTACGCTTACCTATTTAGGGACAACGTCGAAATGGCTGGTATGTCACAAAATAAATTCGACAATGGCATTAAGCAAATGCGTTCCCTGCTTATCAACGAGTACGCTTACTTTAGGGCATTCTAAATGGATCGTTGGCAATCATATCCTGTCGAGTTTAACGGTGGCTTAATAACCAACATGACCCCCCTACAACAAGGGGCCAATATGCCGGGTAGTGCGATTGTATTGCGTAACTTTGAGCCGTCTACCGAAGGTGGCTACCGCCGCATTGAGGGGTATAGTAAGTGGGACGACGCGCAAATAACAGGCTCCGGACTTATCCGGGGGGTGGCGTACTATGGTGGCTACGCCATTGCGGCACGGGGAACCCATGTGTATCGCTCGAATGGTTCTGGTTGGACCCAGCTAACGGACAACGCGACGTACAGCTCTGCCGGAATCAACATCAGCGGCTCCGACAAAGTAAGGTTTGCAACCCACAACTTTGGCTCCTCTGAAGTTCTCATCATTACAGACGGAAATGACAAGCCTTACAAGTTTGACGGTACGGCATTTTCACAGATTACAACTGCAACATCTGACGTTGACGGGGCAACTCACGTTGAAGAATTTAAAAACCACTTATTCTTTGCCAAAGGCACAACCCTCACATTTTCAGCCCCGTTTAGCGATACAGACTTTACACCAGCCTCTGGTGCCGGTACAATAGAGTTTGACAGCACGATTAAAGATTTAGCTTCGTTTCGTGAGCAACTTATCATATTTACAGAAAACTCAATTTTTCTCGTAGCCGGTAGCACTGTTGCAGACTTTCAGCTTCAGCCAATCACACGCGACATTGGGGCTATTGCAACGGATACTGTCCAAGAGGTTGGTGGTGACCTGATGTTCTTAGCACCTGACGGTCTTCGTCTCTTGAGTGCAACAGAGCGTAACAACGACTTTGGCTTAGGTGTTGTATCAAAAGTCATCCAGCCTGAGATTGTTGATTTTATTAACCGTTCTAGTAGCTTTACTTCTTTAGTCATCCGCAAAAAATCTCAATACCGATTGCTAGGGTACAACACAGCGTACACAGATTCAGCATCGCGTGGGGTTATCGGTGTTCAGTTAGCTCAACAGGGTGGAGAAGGAATGGCGTGGGCAGAGACACGCGGCATACGTGCATACGTTTCTTCGAGCAACTATTCGTCATCTGTTGAGTATATACTTTTTGCGAACAACGACGGCTACGTATATCGCATGGAAAGCGGAAATAGTTTTAACGGGGACAACATTGTCGCTACCTTTAAGACACCTTATCTTCCTATCACGGACCCGACAACCCGTAAAAATGTGTACAAAGCTAAGTTGTTTGTCGATCCGCAAGGGGGGTTTACCGCCGACATGAACGTCGAGTTTGACTTTAACGAGTCCGACGTTGTACAACCGGGAAGCGTGACAATATCAAACACAGCTTCCGCGGCGTCGTTCTATGGTAGTGCGACATACGGTACGTCAACCTACGGTGGACAGCTCAAGTACGTATTTGATGTTAATCTCGTAGGCTCCGGATTTGTGGCCGCTTTCAACTTTGAGAGTATTTCAACTGATCCGCCTTTCTCTCTCGACTCTATGGTAATTCAATACGGTCAGTACGGCCGGAGGTAAAATAACAATGGGAACTGGGTACACTCGCGCAGATACAGCGAACGATATTGCAGACGGAAACGTAATAAACGCGGATGACCTCGACGCAGAGTTTGACGCGATACAGAGTGCATTTAACGCTTCTACAGGCCACTCTCATGATGGGACTACCGGAGAAGGACCACAGATTGGCACGTCGGGTATCGCTGATGATGCAGTTACGGGTGCTAAGATTGATGAGACGACTACCGTTACTGCGGCGAGCTTTGTCGGTCCTGTAACAGGGAATGTGACGGGTAATCTAACTGGTGCCGTTACGGGCGATGTCACAGGCAACTTGACCGGAAATGTAACGGGAAACGTTACAGGCAACTTGACCGGAAATGTAACGGGAGACGTTACAGGTAATGTGACAGGAAATGTCACAGGTAACGTCTCGTCCTCTGGCACATCTACACTTGCTACTGTAGATATTAACGGCGGTAACGTCGACGGTACTATTATTGGTGCTACTACGCCAGCCGCGATTACCGGCACTACCGTTAACGGCACGACAATCAC